TTACCCCGCTTTCTTATGGGGCATACATGGGACACTTTCAGATAGTCTTTTGTTAAGGAGTTCTATCTGTTCGTGATTGTTGTCTTTCATCCATGCTCCGTAAACATTGAATACCATTTGTGCGTTTGTGTGGCCCATCTGGCTTGCGATAAAACTAGGATTAGCTCCTGCGGCAAGTGACCAGCATGCATAAGTATGCCTGGATTGGTACGATTTTCTGTGTCTCAGACCTGCGCGTTTTAAGATACTTGTCCATGACTCCCTGATGGAGTCAACCTTGTAGTGAGGTCCGGACAACTGCTGCTGTTTTGTTACCTGAGGACTAAAAACAAAAGTGCATTTATGCACAGCAGTTCTCCCATATTCCCTCTGCTTCACCTCTACAGAATGTTGCTTTCCAAGCATGGTCATTTCCGCCTTGCTTTTAAGAGCATCAATAGCTGGTTGAACCAGATGAATTGTCCTTCCGGTGCCTGCATCGGTTTTTGGTGGAGTGAATTCGCCAAGTTTTGTATAATTTCTACGGATGGTTATAGTCCTTGCTTTAAGGTCTATATCTTCCCATGCCAGCGATACCAACTCCCCGTGACGAATACCCGTGTATACAGCGAGAATCCACAGGTTTTTTGTTTGTTGATGACGGCAAGCCTCAATAAAACGAATAAATTCGTCACGGGTGAGAGGATCTGGTTTTACCTTGGACTTTTTTAAGGGAGCCAGACCGTTAAATGGGTTTCCTGAGGTATAACCATTATCTGTTGCAAATTGAAACATTCCAGCTATGGTTGTCATATAGTAGTTTACCGTGACCACTGAGCGCCCTTTTATGGAAGAAGTCTTTCCATTAGAAAGCTTTTGGTAACCGGTCAACAAATCTCTCCTTACGAAAAGTAAATCCTCTTTTGTTATGGATGAAACCAGTTTTTTTTCACCTAACATTGGTAACATGTTTTTAATTACTGACTGGTAACGGTTAAGTGCATTCGCACAAATCTCAATTTTCTTAAGGTCCAACCATTTTTCCGAAAGTGCCTTAACGGTTATCTCTCTTTTTCCCAGACCAAAGTGTTTCAGGTTAGGGGAATTAGGGAACTGCGCGGCGTAGTCGAAACTCCCCATTCTGATTGCAAAACAAACGGAAGTGCGAAGTTCACCAGCGATCTTCCGGTTTTTGGCTGTGTCAGGAACACCGAGGTTTTCTCTGACACGTTTGCCATTATAGTGAAACCATATACGGAGTGATCCTCCATGGTTTTCAACGCCTGTCGGGTATGATGCGTTACTCATTAAACCTCCCAGACGTCCAGGAGCATTAACAGGTTAACCGGAACTTGCATTTTTGGCACCTGGTTGTTTCTGGTTTTCGATCCATCGCATAATTTCTTCGATGTTGTACAGGCATTCACTGTAATGCCCAGGATCACCTTCTACAGCGTAATGGCGGTATTCTTTTCCCTGCATCCATGACTTTCTTCTGGCCCGCTCGATGGTGCCGGGCTTTAGCCCTGTTGATGCAATAAGGACTCTCTCCGTACACCATTTGCTGGGGGTTATCTGATAGATGATTGTCTGCATGCCAACCTCATAAAACTTTCATCCACGGCAGTGGAACCACACGTCAAACATTCGTTTCACAACTTCACGGCAGTAGAAGCCGTCGACATCACGGGTCAGGTCGTAGCGATTGCCGAATGTCTTGCGAACCCAGAACTCAAAAGCCGTATGCATGTATCACCTCCGTTGCATTGCGCGTAATTTTTTCAGGCGCATTTCCTGCTCAGTGCCCGCCAGAATTTTGCGGTACTCCTGTTGGTCAATATGTTCGAACAGGTTGTTGAACTCACCAATGCGTACCCGTCCGGAGCGCCCGTCCATGCGTCGAAAGAACACTGAGTGCTGAGTACTGCGAGTAATCACCACAGGGTATCCGGCTCTGTCCGTGTATATCTGACCACGTTGAATCAGAGCGAACATTCCTTTATCCCCAGCGGAAAAGCGAATACAGAATAAATGCCACCGCTATTGCAACTCCAACTGCGGTGAATGCTTCAGGCCAATTCATCATTTCACCTCCTGCGGCGGTTCTGGTAGCTGCATCCAGTGGGTTACCTCTTTGAGATACAGGTCTTCGCCATCACCGTCATCCCAAGTGGGCTTGCCATCATTAAACCAGTCGCCATATACGCCGACCTGAGTGTTGGGGATGTTTGGTGGGTAGTTGTTTTTAAAGTCAGCTGCTAACACATAGCATTGTCGCTCTCCCATTTCAGGCATTCGCTCACTACAGCTTATCCAACCATCCGGAGTTGCCGGAAGCGAGAACGGCAGCACATCTCTGTGAACAAGTTTTTGCTGTGACAGGTTATCCAGAACTTTCTGTACTGCTGCATCACCGAATACACCAAGCGCATCTGCCATAACTCCTACAACCTGATAAGCCTCAGCGCATACCGTGGATAAACCATCCGGAATTACCGGAGAGTTGCCGGGTTCTTTAATGTGCAAGCGAGGCTCACCATCTTTTGGTTCAGGCCACTGGCGCTCCATGTTGATCTTCAATTTATCTTCCATAGCAGCGGTAATTTCAGCATCGCTGATGCCAGCACGGCGCTGTGCATCCCACAACAGGAAATGCATATCAGCCCACTCGCTGAGATCGTCTGGTTCGGCTGCGGCTTCCAGAGCCTCTTTTGAGAGGTGTTTCAGTGGACCAATGGGGCCAACGCAGCCAAATGTGGAGTCAGACCATTTGGCATGCTCGTGGCGAATCAGTTCGCGTTCCAGTGATGCCAGTGCAATTCGTGCCAGTTCCATTTGTTCGCCACGAGTAAGCCCGTTTTCAAGCGGATTTTTAATGAACAATTCAATACGTTCTTTGGTAATAGTGGTCATTTGTTAGTCCTTAAAGTGCTAGTTGCAATTGCATTTCAAAGCGGTCGCGTTGTTCACAATACGCAAGAGAACCAGGGCTATTGTGTGCCTCAATCCGTTCTACCATTAATGCTGCGCGTGTCTCTTTACTTGCAGGTGCATAAGCCCCAGACCAGGCTTTATCAATACCGATGTTTCGAGCGACGTTCGTACTATCTGCGCTGGCTAAGGGTAATTTTGTGAATATCAGCGGATTTAACATGCGCAATCCATGTAGTTTCGTAACCGGCTGACCATGCCCATCAACAATGTGACGAATCAGGTCTTTCATTCTGGCTACCGCAAGAGTTGGGCGCTTTACGTCATAGTCGCCACAACTACCGATAGCCACTCGCGGAAACTCATTGCACAAATGAATAAATCGCTCGTCACTTTCATTCATGTGCCACACTGGAACGCCAGCTAGTTTTCCGTGAGGCCACTCATTCAGAAGCGCATCATTTTCCTCCTCTCCGCCATCAATAACATCCGGGATAATGGCAAAATCGAATCCTGGGTGATTCTTCCAGCGAGCAACAAACTCGTAGTAATCGCTCCAGTCGATTTTGTTTTTGCCAGCTGCTTTCCAGGCGGTGAATGCACCGTTGTCCAGCGCGAACGACTGACAGTATTCAGCCGCGAGATTGATCTGGCCTGAATGCGCAAAACTGATAAACGCATGTCGCCCTTTCCATGCTCTCATTGCGCACGTATCAGGAGTAATAGGCCCACCGTGGTAGTGAATCATCTCACTCTCCTTTGATGCGAATGCCAGCGGCGCGCTCGGCTTCACTTTGTTCCCAAAACCACTTGTGAAGCTCCATAAGCTTTTCGTCAATCGGTGCATATTTGCGATTAAAGTAGGCCTGAGCATCTTTCTCAGATTCGTCCGGCAATTCGCCTGGGCCAAACAGTGTGTTATAAATCCATGCCAGTCCGCTTTTAGCGTCGCCAGTTGCCTGCCATTCGATAATCGCAGCCTGCATGACAAGAATGTTTTTCCCGATTAACAGGTCCAGTTCTTTGTACCGGTTGCGGATGTATGCATTCTCGCTTTGTAATTTTGCGTTGCGCTTTTCTGAGGCTTCAAGTAACGCCTGCTTATCGCGTAGCGCTTCTTCCAGTTCAGCAACATGGCATTCACTATCAATAAGGTTGTTCTCTGCTGCTTCCAGCTCAACACGCAGCTTCCCTACCGTAAGAGCAATATCCTCGTTCTCCTGGTCGCGGCGTTTGATGTATTGCTGGTTTCTTTCCCGTTCATCCAGCAGCGCCAGCACAATCGATGGTGTTACCAGCTCATGGAAAAGGTCCGCATCAAATCCCCAGTCGTCATGCATTGCCTGCTCTGCCGCTTCACGCAGTGCCTGAGAGTTAATTTCGCTCACTTCGAACCTCTCTGTTTACTGATAAGCTCCAGATCTTCCTGGCAACTTGCACAAGTCCGACAACCCTGAACGGCCAGACGTCTTCGTTCATCTATGGGATCGCCACACTCACAACAATGAGTGGCGGATATAGTCTGGTAGTTCAGACGACGCATTTTTATTGCTGTATTGCGCTGTAATTCTTCAATTTCTGATGCTGAATCAATGATGTCCGCCATCTTTCATTAATCCCTGAATTGTTGGTTAATACGCTTGAGGGTGAATGCGAATAATAAAAAAGGAGCCTGTAGCTCCCTGATGATTTTGCTTTTCATGTTCATCGCTCCTTAAAGACGCCGTTTAACATGCCGATCGCCAGACTTAAATGAGTCGGTGTGAATCCCATCAGCGTTACCGTTTCGCGGTGCTTCTTCAGTACGCTACGGCAAATGTCATCGACGTTTTTATCCGGAAACTGCTGTCTGGCTTTTTTGATTTCAGAATTAGCCTGACGGGCAATACTGCGAAGGGCGTTTTCTTGCTGAGGTGTCATTGAACAAGTCCCATGTCGGCAAGCATAAGCACACAGAATATGAAGCCCGCTGCCAGAAAAATGCATTCAGTGGTTGTCATACCTGGTCTCTCTCATCTGCTTCTGCTTTCGCCACCATCATTTCCAGCTTTTGTGAAAGGGATGCGGCTAACGTATGAAATTCTTCGTCTGTTTCTACTGGTATTGGCACAAACCTGACTCCAATTTGAGCAAGGCTATGTGCCATCTCAATGCTCGTTCTTAACTCAACAGGAGATGCTTTGTGCATACAGCCCCTCGTTTATTATTTATCTCCTCAGCCAGCCGCTGGGCTTTCAGTGGATTTTGGATAACAGAAAGGCCGGGAAATACCCAGCCTCGCTTTGTAACGGAGTAGACGAAAGTGATCGTGCCTACGCGGATATTATCGTGAGGATGCTTCATCGCCATTGCTCCCCAAATACAAAACCAATTTCAGCCAGTGCCTCGTCCATTTTTTCGATGAACTCCGGCACCATCTCGTCAAAACTCGCCATGTAATTTTCATCCCGCTCAACCACGACATAATGCAGGCCTTCACGCTTCATTCGTGGGTCATAGTTGGCAAAGTACCAGGCATCTTTTCGCGTCACCCACATGCTGTACTGCACCTGGGCCATGTAAGCCGATTTTATGGCCTCGAAACCACCGAGCCGGAACTTCATGAAATCCCGGGAGGTAAACGGGCATTTCAGCTCAAGGCCGTTACCGTCACTGCATAAACCATCGGGAGAGCAGGCGGTGCGCATACTTTCGTCGCGATAGATGATCGGGGATTCAGTAACATTAACGCCGGAAGTGAACTCAAAGAGGGTTCTGGCGTCGTTCTCGTACTGTTTTCCCCAGGCCAGAGCCTTAGCGTTAACTTCCGGAGCCACACCGGTGCAAACCTCAGCAAGCAGGGTGTGGAAGTAGGACATTTTCATGTCAGGCCACTTCTTTCCTGAGCGGGGCTTTGCTATCACGTTGTGAACTTCTGAAGCGGTGATGACGCCGAGCCGTAATTTGTGCCATGCATCATCCCCCTGTTCGACAGCTCTCACATCGATCCCGGTACGCTGCAGGATAATGTCCGGTGTCATGCTGCCACCTTCTGCTCAGTGGCTTTCTGTTTCAGGAATCCAAGAGCTTTCACTGCTTCGGCCTGTGTCAGTTCTGACGATGCGCGAATGTCGCGGCGAAATATCTGGGAACAGAGCGGCAATAAGTCGTCATCCCATGTTTTATCCAGGGCGATCAGCAGAGTGTTAATCTCCTGCATGGTTTCATTGTTAACCGGAGTGATGTCGCGTTCCGGCTGACGTTCTGCAGTGTATGCGGTATTTTCGACAATGCGCTCGGCTTCATCCTTGTCATAGATACCAGCAAATCCGAAGGCCAGACGGGCACACTGAATCATGGCTTTATGACGTAACATCCGTTTGGGATGCGACTGCCACGGCCCGGTGATTTCTCTGCCTTCGCGGGTTTTGAATGGTTCGCGGCGGCATTCATCCATCCATTCGGTAACGCAGATCGGATGATTACGGTCCTTGCGGTAAATCCGGCATGTACAGGATTCATTGTCCTGCTCAAAGTCCATGCCATCAAACTGCTGGTTTTCATTGATGATACGGGACCAGCCATCAACGCCCACCACCGGAACGATGCCGTTCTGCTTGTCAGGGAAGGCGTAAATTTCTTTCGTCCACGGATTAAGGCCGTACTGGTTGGCGACGATCAACAATGCGATGAACTGCGCATCGCTGGCATCGCCTTTAAATGCCGTCTGGCGAAGAGTGGTGATCAGTTCCTGTGGGTCGACAGAATCCATGCCGACACGTTCAGCCAGCTTCCCAGCCAGCGTTGCGAGTGCTGTACTCAT